CATTTCCGCCTCGGCGTCGACGACAAGGACCATCGTATCGGGTGCTCGCCACTCCAGCGCTTGATTCGGGAGGTCACCGGCGACGACGAGGCCCACGCCTGGCAGGCGGCCATGCTCAGCAACGGTGGGTCGGTCGGCATGCTCATCCAGGTGCCGATCGACGCGCAGATCACCCAGCAGCAAGCCGAAGACATGAAAGCCCAGTTCGAAGAGCGTTTCGGCGGCAACAACCGCGGCCGTACGGGCGTGCTGACGGGTGGCGCCAAGGCCGAGCCGTATGGGTTCAGCCCCGAACAGATGGACATGAAATCGTTGCACCGCATCCCCGAAGAGCGCATCTCGGCGGTCATGCGCGTGCCGGCCATCATCGCCGGGCTGGGCGCCGGCCTGGACCGCAGCACGTACGCCAACTTCCGCGAGGCGCGCGAGATGTTCGCCGAGATGACACTCATGCCCCTCTACTCATTCGATGCGGCCGTACTGAACATGCAGCTCACGCGCGAGTTCACCAGCGACCCGACCATCCAGGTGGCGTTCGACGTGACCGACCTGCGCGCCTTCCAGGAAGACGAGGATGCCAAGTGGAAGCGACTCGATCTGGGTGTGCGCGGCGGCTGGGTACGCCGCAATGAAGCGCGCACCGACGTCGGCTTGCCGCCAGATATGGACGACAACGCGCCCCTGCCGAATCAATTTCCGAATCCGAACCTGCCGGGGACGCAGCAAGGGCAAGAGTCGGGCTTGCCGCCTGGGACCAAGCAGATGCACCGGCCGCACGTGCCGCCCGAGAAGGCTAACGAGATGCTGCCCGATGTCTTGCAGGCCCTCGTGCAACTCGCCGAGCCCGGTACCACGGCCGATCTCCAGGAGTATTTCGATGGCCAGCAGAAGCGCGTGACCGCTGGCGTAATGGAGACTCAGACTCTAACGCGATGACGAAGGTGGCAGGAGCAACTCATCAATGGCGTCGCTATCGTCATCCTAGATTCACTTGGTGGGTTACGGAATGTCTCGTTTGCCACGCATACTGCCAGTACCCGAATAACGTGAATCTGACGTGCGAAGAGTACCAGCGGCGTCATCCACAACAGCGGTCGGCGGTGGAAGAATGGTGGATTATCTGCCCGATGTGCAATGGCGTCGGCCGGGTGGATCCTGATGTCTGACGTCGATGACGTCTACAACACCCAGGACGAGCAGGAGCGCCTGGCCGCCATCCTCGAGCAGCGTTACCTGGCCATGCTGGGCGCGGTGCACGCCGCGCTCATCCGCTTGTACGGCCTCGATGCGAATCGCTACGTCATCTCCGACAACGCCGTGAATCTGCTGCTGGTCGATGCGGCCCAACGCGTCGTCCGCATCGATGAGACGACCCGCCAGGCGATCGCCGAGCAACTGCGCGTCGGCCAGGCGCTCGGCCTCTCCACGTATGAGATCGCCCATGGCAACGCCAGTCTCGGCTACCACGGCATCGAGGGTCTCTATACGGAGATATGGAAGGGCAGGGCCGACACGATCGCGCGCACCGAGCTGCAGCACGCGCAGAACGAAGCCAGCCTGAACCGCTACGCCGCGACGGGCCTGGTCGACCACGTGAGGATCATCGACGGCGACGAATGGGATCTGCCGTGTGCTCAGCGCAACGGGCGCGTCGTGCCGATCAGCGAACACCCGCAGCTCAATCATCCGAATTGCACCATGGTCCTGGTGCCAGTCTTACGAGAGGGGATCCTCGCATGATCAGCGCGGCCAGATTCGAATGACCAGAACTTCTACGGCTGATCCCTTAGAAGCACTCGACATCCTGGCAGGGGATATAGCCCGGAATGATCAGGCATTTCATGAGCGAATCGATCGATTAGAACATCTGGTGGCATTCATTGGATTTTCAGTTCGTGAGCATAGACTGCTTTTCTTACCGAAGGAAAGGTCCGACTGGCGAGAACTCTTTGATGAGACTCTTGATGAATTGATACATGAACTTGCAGGATTGACAGAACACTGATGCCAGCCAAGTCACAGAAACAACGCGCGTATCTGAACTGGAAGTTCGGGCATAAGTGGGTCCGAGCACACCACTTCGGTAACAAAGGCAAATTGCCGACGCGGGTCAAGCGCAAGAAGTGAAAGGACCGCGCGTGCTGGCGCTGACGGGCGACGAGTCGGGCCCCACGCTGTGGCGCGTGCTCCAACCCTACACCGAGCTCCAGCGCCGCGGCTACGGCGCCTGGTTCCGCCACAAGGACGATCCCGAGATGGACGCGCCCGAGTGGCCGTATCTGGCCGCCACGCGGCTCGAGGCCGTGGTGATCCCGCGCTTTTCGTGGCGCGACCACAGCATCTCGCATCAGTGGGTCAACACGCTGCACAAGACGGGTCTCGCGGTGATCTATGACCTGGACGACGACGTATTGTCGCCGCAGATCGGCGCGCGCCAGCAGGCCACGACGGAAAAGGACAAAACGCTCGACGAGCTCGAGCAGGACCGCCGCGACCGCATCGCCGCGCTGCGACTGTGCGACGGCGTGACCACCAGCAACGACACGCTCGCCATGGTCATTCGCCAGTACACCGACGCGCCAGTGTGCGTCGTGCCGAACGCCATCGACACCGCCTGGTGGCGTCAGACCCTCCGCGGCACACCCAGAATCGAGAAGTGCCTGACGATTGGCTGGGCGGGTGGCGCGCGCTACGCCGAAGACCTCGAACCCGTCGCCGAGGCCTGGCATAACGTGGCTGCTGCCCGTCCGGATGTGCACTTTGTCGTCCAGGGCTTCCTGCCCGAGGTCCTGACCGACGCCGTGCCAGCGCGCCGCATGCACCGCCTGCCGTGGCTGAGTGTGGCGGAGTACCCGCGCGCCATGCGTAATGTCGACATTGCTTGCTGCAGCGTGGCGCCGAATCATTTCAACCGCTGCAAAATGCCGATAAAACTCTGGGAGTTCACGCTGGCCGGCGCGGTCTCGGTCGTCTCACCGACTTTATACGGATCAGCCTCCACCCCGGACGAGGACGTGCTGGTGGCCGAGACCGCTGCCGAATGGCAAACTGCCCTGCTGCGCCTGGTCGATGATGCCCAGTTGCGCCGGCGTCTGTGGCGCAATCAACGTCGGCGTGTAGCCAGTGAGCACGCCCTGGGAAAGACTGTTCTCGAGTGGCCACGAGCGTGGACACAGATTCTCGAATCGTTCAGAGCCCAGCGAGCGGCTTGAAGGAGTATCGCTGCCCGTCCTGCGGGCACTTGCTCTTCAAGTCAGACGCGCCTGCCGGCAACGTACAGACGTTTTGCAAGCCGTGCTCTAAGATTCGCACAGTTCCCGTCGTTATTCGCCGAGAGGGTCGCTGAACCCCGAGCGCGCCCGAGTGGCCTGGAGCCGCCAGTGCGCATGAGGGCCGCGGCGTGGATTACAAATCGGTCGGGTTCCAGCTCGAGGAACTGAAAAGCCGCGGAGACGACGGCTGGTCGTTTTCGGGCTACGCCAGCACCTTCGGCAACATCGACGAAGGCGGCGACGTCGTCCTCCGCGGCGCGTTCACCAACACCCTCGCACAGCGTGTGCCCAGATTGCTCTGGCAGCACGACATGTCCGAGCCCATCGGTCGCGTGGTGCAACTCAAGGAAGATGATCGCGGCCTGCACGGCGATTTTCTGATCAGTCGGACTGGCCGCGGCCATGATGCCTACGTGTTACTCAAGGATGGCGCGATCGACTCGATGTCGATCGGCTACATCCCCGAAGAGCAGGAATTCGACGACCAGCACAACGTACGCAAACTGAAGTCGGTCGACCTGCTCGAGATCAGCCTTGTCAGCATCCCCATGAATGAGGAGGCCCGCGTTACCGCTGTCAAGGCCAAACAACTCGTGTTGCCCACGTCTGCTGGGCCCTCGATCGCCTCCATGCGTCTCCACCTCATGAGAAAACGCCTCGAGCGCTTGGGAGTGCCCGTATGAGCAACAACGGCACGGCCGAATCGGTCTACAGAGCCGAGCCATTTTTCACCAAGGACCAGGTCGCCGGGATGGTCATGCCCGAGCTCATGGCCAATATCAAAGACCAGTACGACCGCTCGGACGAGATCGAGCGCAAGTACGACGGCATCATCACCGACCCAGAGGATGAGCACGAGGTCAAGCGCCGATTGCTGACGGTCGACCTGCTCATGGACCAGCAGGCGCGCTTGCAGGAAGCGCTCGATCGCAAGGGCAAAATCCGCGGCGGGCTCGAACTGTACGGCCAGTCGCAGAATGGCTACCACCAGCCCGCGTTCGGTGATCCGGTCGCAAGCCAGATCCGCAGTCCAGGCGATCAGTTCGTGCGCAGCAACGAATACAAGCGCATGAAGGGCGGCGGCCTGTTCAACACGAATCTGCACCGCAACGAA